AGGGGGAAGTTCTTCCGGCGGAGGTGGAGGCTGCGATTTTTGATGAGGGTGTTGTGAAGACGGCGTTTAATGCAAACTTTGAACGGACCTGCCTCAGTAAATATTTTGGCAGACAGCTCTCCCCGAAGTCCTGGCACTGCAGTGCGGTCCAGGCAGCCATGCTTGCCCTGCCCCGGTCTTTGGAGGATGTGGGGGTAGTGCTTGGATTGGAAAGGCAGAAGATGAAAGAGGGGAAGGAGCTGATACGGTATTTTTGTGTACCATGCAAGCCAACCAAAGCCAACGGCGGCAGGATGCGGAACCTTCCCTGTCATGCGCTGGAGAAGTGGGAGCTGTTCAAGACCTATTGTAAGCGTGACGTGGATGTGGAGAAGGCAGTCCGTTATAAGCTGCGGAATTTTCCAATCCCGGAGGGTGAGATGGAAGTGTACCGTTTGGACCAGGAGATCAATGACCGGGGAGTGCTGGTGGACAGGAAACTGGTGGAACAGGCGGTGGCTGGTGACCTGCTTCACAAGGAGATTGTGACGAAAAGGTCATATGAGCTTACGGGGCTGGAAAACCCGAATTCCGTTGCACAGATAAAAGGATGGCTGGGAAGAAGGGGCGTGGAGATTGACAGCCTTTCTAAAAAGGCGGTTGCAGAGATGATAGAGGAATCGGATGGGGAAGTGGAGGAGCTTCTGCGGCTCCGGCTTTTGATGGCTAAGACATCCGTGAAGAAGTATGAAGCCATTGAACGGTCTGTCTGTTCGGACGGGAGGGTACATGGGCTGCTACAGTTTTATGGAGCCAACCGGACCGGGCGGTGGGCAGGGAGGCTGGTACAGGTCCAGAATCTGCCCCAGAACCATATCGTGGATTTGGAACTGGCGAGGAATCTTGTAAAGCAGGGAAGGTTTGAGGATGTGGAGCTATTGTATGATTCTACACCGAGAGTATTGTCAGAACTGATCCGTACCGCTTTTATTCCGAAACCGGGATGCAGGTTTCTGGTGGCAGATTTTTCTGCCATTGAAGCCAGGGTGCTGGCATGGCTGGTCGGGGAGCAGTGGAGGCTGGATGTGTTTGCTTCCCACGGGAAAATCTATGAGGCTTCGGCATCCGCTATGTTCCATGTGCCGATAGAGGAGATAACGAAAGGCTCCCCGCTCCGGCAGAAGGGGAAGATTTCAGAACTGGCATTGGGATATGGCGGTTCAGTCGGGGCGCTGACATCCATGGGGGCATTGGATATGGGGCTTAAGGAAGAAGAACTGCCTTCTTTGGTATCTGCATGGAGGAGCGCCAATCCGCATATCACAAAGTTCTGGTGGGATGTGGATGCGGCGGCAGCCAAGACGTTTACAGAAAAGAAAAAGACAAGGGTTGGGAGGATTACCTTTGAATATAAAAGTGGAATCTTATTTGCGGAGCTTCCTTCCGGACGGCGGCTGGCTTATGTGAAGCCGAGGATGTCGGTGAACAGGTTCGGGCGGAACGGGCTGACCTATGAGGGGATTGGTGAAAGTGGGAAGTGGTGCAGGATTGAGACGTATGGGCCGAAGCTGGTGGAAAACATCGTGCAGGGGACGGCCAGGGATATTCTGGCGGAAGCGATGCTGGGATTAAAAAAGAAGGGTTTTGAAATCGTGATGCACATCCATGATGAAGCGGTGCTGGAAGTACCGGAAGGGTTCAGTTCTGTGGAAGAGGTATGCGGTATCATGGCACAACAGCCTAAGTGGGCGGAGGACCTGCCGCTCCGGGCAGAGGGTTATGAATGCTCTTTTTATAAAAAGGATTAGGAGGCAGGGAGAATGAAGCTGTTTATTTCAACAGGGAATTCAAGGATGGAGAAGCGGTGGAACGGCAGGGAGATGGAACTGGAAGAATTCATACAGCGCATTTCCACAACCATCCGGACTTCGGAGACGGCGGAGCAGTACCGGAAACTGTCGAAGGCAAAGCAGGATGACATCAAGGACGTGGGCGGCTTCGTGCTGGGGAAGCTGAAAGGCGGCAGGAGGAAGAAGGACTGCGTGGCGTTCCGGTCCGGGCTGACGCTGGACATGGATTATGCCACAGAGGACATCCCGGAGCAGATGGAGATGTTCCATGATTTCCGGTGCCTGATTTATTCTACCCATAAGCATACGCCAGAGCATCCAAGGCTTAGGCTGGTAATTCCCCTTTCAAGGAATGTTTCGCCGGATGAGTATACGGCGGTGGCAAGGAAGGTGGCGGAGGAGATCGGCATGGAGCTGTTTGACGATACCACCTATGAACCCAGCCGACTGATGTACTGGCCGTCCACCTCTTCCGATGGGGAGTTTGTGTTCCGGGATATTGAAGGGGAGATTCTGAACCCGGATGTGGTGTTGGAAAAGTATAAGGACTGGCGGGATTCTTCGGAGTGGCCGGTGAGCAGCAGGCAGCAGTCCGTGGTGCAGAGGGAGATGAAGAAGCAGGCGGACCCGCTTGCCAAAGAAGGAGTCATCGGAGCTTTCTGCCGGACATATTCCATTGAGGATGCGGTTATAGAATTCCTGTCGGAGGTGTACCAGCCAAGCGCCATGCCGGGCAGGTATGATTATATCCCGGCGGATTCTCAGGCGGGCGTTGTTGTGTATGAGGGGAAGTTTGCCTATTCCCACCATGCCACGGACCCGGCCTGCGGGAAGCTGATGAATGCTTTCGATATGGTGAGGATTCATAAGTTTGGGGAACTGGATGTAAAGGCACCGGAGGATGGGGATGCTGTGAAACTGCCGTCTTTTAAGGCGATGAGCGAGTTTGCGGTAAAGAATGAGAAGGTAAAGCTCACCATAGCCAGGGAGCGGAAGGAGAAAGCGGAGCAGGAGTTTTCAGAGGATAATAAGGACTGGCTGAAACAGTTGGAGTATGAGCCGCGTTCCACAGTATTGAAGAACATCCTGAAAAACCTGCTGCTGATTTTAAATAATGATGAAAATCTGAAAGGCATTGTGTTCAACCAGCTTAGTGATGGGATGGAGATAAGGGGAGAAGTGCCGTGGGAACATCCAAGCCGTTTCTGGCGGGATGCGGATGATGCACAGCTGATTTCCTATATTGACCTGACTTATGGAGCTTTTTCAGCGAGGAATTATGACATTGCGGTGACGAAGGTGGCGGATGACCGCTCCTATCACCCTATCCGGGAGTTTTTGTCCTCTTTGCCGGAATGGGACAAGGTGGCGAGGGTGGATACCATTCTTGTGGAATTCCTGGGGGCGTCTGATAATCCTTACGTGCGGGCGGTCACAAGGAAAACATTGTGTGGGGCCATAGCGAGGGTGATGAATCCAGGCTGTAAGTTTGATACCATGCTGGTGTTGAATGGTCCCCAGGGGAAAGGGAAATCCACGCTGATTTCTAAGCTGTGCGGGGAATGGTTTAATGACTCCCTTCTCCTGAATGATACCAGGGACAAGACGGCGGCAGAAAAACTGCAGGGATACTGGATTCTGGAAATCGGGGAGCTGGCGGGATTGAAGAAAACGGAGATTGAGACGCTGCGGGGATTTCTTTCCAGGCAGAATGATATTTACCGTGCATCTTTTGGGCGCAGGGCTACTCCGCATCCGAGACAGTGTGTTTTCATCGGAACCACTAATGCGGAAAACGGGTATCTGCGGGACACGGCAGGGAACCGCAGGTTTTGGCCGGTGAAGACACCGGGAGATGGGAAACGGGCATCATGGGAGCTGGAAGAAGAGGAAATCCGCCAGATTTGGGCGGAGGCATTGGTCTATTATAAAGCAGGAGAGCCGCTGCACCTGAATCATGAACTGGCAGGAATGGCGCTGAAAGAACAGCAGATTGCCATGGAAGTGGATGAGCGGGAAGGCATGGTGCGGGATTATCTGGAGATGCTTCTGCCGGAGCGGTGGGACAGGATGGATATGTATGACCGCCGGAATTATATCTGTGGTTCGGATTTCGGCGGGGAACGGGAGCCGGGAGTACGCCGCCGTGAGCGCGTCTGCAACATGGAAATCTGGTGTGAGTGCTTTGGAAAAGAAAGGGGAAACCTGAAACGCCAGGATGCTAATGAGATCAGTGCGATTATGGCGAACATCGAGGGGTGGAAGAAAATGGACAATAAAGTGCGTTTTCCTATTTATGGCGTGGTGCGAGGGTATTGCCGTGAGTAGGAATTATCGGCAAAGAACGGCAAAGTCCGGAGGACAGGCGGCAGCCAGGGCAGTGTTGCCGCTGCCAATGCGGATGCCGGAAATCTGGTTTTGTGGCAACCGGAAAATGTGCAGGAATCATGGGAGGTTCAGGGCAGAGTTGCTTATGTTGCTGATACTTTCTTATATTTAGTGAATGGGTATAGTAAAGGGGATAAAAGCATACGGACACGCAATTACGTCATATACGCGCGAGGACGGCATATGGGCAATGGAAGAAAGGAAGGGTGCAGCATGGGTGAAGAAAGCAGCATTGAACGGATACTGGCACGCAAGGTGAAAAAGATGGGAGGCATGGCGGTGAAGTTCGTGTCACCCGGTTTGGATGGGGTGCCGGACAGGATCGTCTTGCTGCCGGACAGGAAGATTGCGTTTGTGGAGTTGAAGGCTCCGGGGAAGAAGCCGAGAGCCTTACAGGAAAAACGGAAGAGGCAGCTGGAAAGTTTAGGCTTTCCGGTTTATGTGATAGACGGCGTGGAGCAGATTGGAGGTGTGCTGGATGAAATATGTGCCACATGAGTATCAGGAGTATGCGAAGGAGTTTATTGTGAATCAGAATATAAGCGCTTTGTTTCTGGACTGTGGGCTTGGGAAGACGGTGATTACGCTGACTGCCATCTGGGAACTGATGCTGGATTATTTTGAGGTGAGGAAGGTGCTGGTGATCGCGCCGCTCAGAGTGGCAAGGGATACCTGGCCTGCGGAACTTCATAAGTGGGAGCATTTAAAAGGGATTGAGATGTCGGCGGTTCTTGGTTCGGAACGGGAAAGGGTAACAGCGCTGAACCGGAGGGCAGACGTGTATGTCATCAACCGGGAGAACGTGGAGTGGCTGGCGGGATACGGTAAGTGGGATTTTGACATGGTGGTGATTGATGAACTGTCTTCTTTTAAATCCCATAAGACGAAGCGGTTTAAGGCGTTGAAAAAAGTCCGCCCGATGGTAAAGAGAATCGTGGGGCTGACAGGAACACCTGCCCCCAACGGCCTGATTGACTTGTGGGCGGAGATTGGACTTTTAGATATGGGGCAGAGGCTTGGAAGGTTTATTGGCGGCTATCGGGAACGGTTCTTTGTGCCGGACAAGCGGAGCAGGGAGATGGTATTTTCCTACAAGTTGAGGGATGGTGCGGAAGAAGCCATTTATGGATTGATTTCCGATATCTGTATCAGCATGAAAGCGGCAGATTATCTGGAAATGCCGGAATGTATTTATAACCGGGTGGAAGTTGTCATGAATGAAAAAGAAAGGAAGCTATATCAGCAGTTGGAACGGGATATGCTGATTTCTTTTGAGGACGGTGACATTGATGCGGTGAATGCCGCCGGATTATCCAACAAGCTGATGCAGATGGCAAACGGTGCGGTGTATGATGAGAACAAAGCGGTGAAGCACATCCATGACCGGAAGCTGGAAGCATTAGAAGATTTGGTGGAAGCGGCGAATGGAAAAGCTGTGTTAATCGCTTATTGGTACAAACATGATTTAGAGCGTATTAAAAAATACGTGGGAGCCGTGGAACTGGATACGGCAGAGGACATGAGGAAGTGGAATGCAGGGGAAATTCCGGTGGCAGTCATCCATCCAGCATCCGCAGGACACGGACTGAACCTGCAGGCAGGAGGCTCCACGCTGATCTGGTTCGGGCTGACCTGGTCTCTGGAACTATACCAGCAGATGAACGCAAGGCTGTGGCGGCAGGGGCAGAAAGAGACGGTGGTGATCCATCACCTGATGGCAAAAGGCACACTGGATGAGCGGGTGATGGAGGCATTGGAGAAAAAGGACTGCGGGCAGTCGGCACTGGTGGATGCGGTGAAAGCGAGGATTGGAGGCGTGAAGGATGGACATGGATGAACTGTTTAAGGAGTACCGGGGATGGAAAAAAGATATGGGGCTTTTGGAGTTTGAGTTTTCCAGGTTTGAGGGCGTGCCCTATGAAGATGTGATCCAGAGCCTGTGCCTGTCACAGCCGCAGGAAGAGCGTGTGCAGACAGGCAGCACTTCTGACCGGACAGGGCGGGCGGCCTTGATTTACCGGCAGGTAAAGGAAAAGCTGGATGACGAGTGGTTTGATTATCTGGTTGGGAAGTATAAGTACCTGAAAGAAGAAAAAGATTTTTTTGAGTATGCACTGGGACAGTTGAGCGGAAGGCTTCCGGAGGTGATGCGGGATATGCTGGTGAAGGAAATGACATGGAGGGAGCTGGCGGAGAAGTACAATGTCAGTGAAACGATGATAGCAAAGTACCGCAGAAAGGCTATGGCGGAAATGAAGGAGCTGTATCTGATGCGTGAAAAAACGGCGTGCTGCTACTTTCTGGATTGATGTCCTACCAGGGCGGTTTGGTAATGGTTTAGTAAAGGTACAGTAATGGTTTATTGAAAGTTTATTGGAACTTATGATATTCTTAGAATGCGAAGAACTGTAAGGGGCTCTGTGGAAAAATCCATAGGGCTTTTTCTTTGCTTCGGTAAGGGCAGCGGGCTTTATCCTTTCACCGCTGCCCTTTTTGAAACAGAAGGGATGAAAAGGAGATTGCGATGGATTGTTTTGCGATATGTGAGAATGGGTACTGCGGCGTTCTTGGAAGACATTGCTATGGAGAATCCTGTGGGTTCCATAAGACGAAGAAGGAACAGGAAGAATCATTAGAAAATGTAAAGGCGAGATTGCGGAACCTGCCGGAATACCAACAGGAAGCAGTCGCGGATAAATATTACGGCGGAGTGAGGAAGTGGTGATGCCATGCCGAGAAAGCCGAAGAAACCATGTAAGCATCAGGGATGCCCGAAACTGACGGACGGGATATATTGTGAGGAACATGAAGCACTGCATCGCAGTGACAGGACATCTCCTTCCGGGCGCGGGTATGACAGCCGGTGGCGCAGGGCAAGGAGCAGGTTCCTGAAAACACATCCTCTGTGTGTCCGGTGCCAGGAACAGGGCAGGCTGGTGAAGGCAACGGTGGTAGATCATATCGTGCCGCATCGTGGGGATGAGCAGCTGTTCTGGGATAAATCCAACTGGCAGGCATTGTGTAAGAACTGCCATGACAGCAAGACCATGACCGAGGACAGGTATCAGGAGTATAAATATTGACTGTGCCGTGAAAAATTTCGTGGACTGTAATATCACGGTACTTTTCGTGGATTTTTGCCGGAGGGGAGGGGCGGTGTAAATCTCCAGAAGCCTTCCACCGGACACCGCCGCCCCCTCAAACGTGAATTTTCGCAGAAATCGGCAGGGGGGATAGGAAATGCACCCATTGCCATACATAAACACAGGATTTTCAAGGGTTTTCAGTAACCACAATTAAAAGAATCCTGTGTTTTGAAGCTGAAAAGCGGTTGGAAAACAGCCATTTTTTGGATTTTTTCTTTTCGGAGGTGAAAGGATGACGGAGGAACAGGCAGGGCAGATCATGGCTCTGAGGATAGAGGGAAAAGGATATAAAGCCATTGCTTCGGCATTGGGCTTATCCCGTGACATTGTGAGGAACTACTGTAAAGTCAATGGATTAGACGGGTACGGGGAATTTACGGTTGTGAACCTGCGGAAGGATGCCGCAGGACAGAGTGAGTGATGCAGGCAGAAAGGATAAGCTGTATGTTGCCTCACTTTCCGGCGGGAAGGATTCCACAGCCATGGTGTTGCGGCTTGTGGAAGAAAAATGGCCGCTGGATTTGATATTATTCTGCGATACAGGGCTGGAATTTCCGGAGATGTATACGCACGTGGAACAGCTGGAAAAGGAACTTCCGGTCCCTGTTGTCCGGCTGAAAGAGGAAAAGGGATTTGAGCATTATTTTCTCCGTTACAGGCCGGAGAGAAAGAATCAGGCGCTTGCGGATAAGACGGGCATGAGCTGGGCGGGGCCGAGGAACCGCTGGTGTACCGGGTATTTAAAAACAGATGTGATAGACAGGTATCTGGTAGGGCTTAAAAGGCAGTATGAGATCGTGCAGTATATCGGGATTGCCGCTGATGAGCCGCAGAGGGTGAGGGAGTACCGATACCCTTTAGTGGAGTGGGGCATGACAGAAAAAGACTGCCTGGAATACTGTTATGCACGGGGATATGACTGGGGCGGTCTATACGGGCTGTTCGGGCGCGTGTCCTGCTGGTGCTGCCCGCTGCAGGGACTGCAGGAGCTGCGGATGCTGAGGAGTTATTTTCCGGGGCTGTGGGAGCAGCTGATCGTGTGGCAGGCCAGGACATGGAGGAAATTCCGGAAGGATTTCTCTGTGGATGAACTGGAAGTGCGGTTCCGGCTGGAGGAGGAACGGACGCGGGAAGGGAAGGAACTGCATAACCGGGAATTTTTCAGGGAGCTGAGGAAAAGGTTAGGACAGCACGGGTGACACCGTGTTTTTTTGTTGGGAAAAAACGGCGGAGCAGGAGGCGGATATGGCACGGATTGCGGTAATAGATGCGGATTTGATTGGCAGGAAGAGGCACAGGTTTCCGAACCTGGCCTGTATGAAACTGTCCGGCTATCATAAAGGGCTTGGGGATGAGGTGCTTCTTAAAACAGACTATGAGGAGCTGGACGCTTTTGAACGGGTATACATTTCTAAGGTGTTTACGGATACAGAGATTCCGGAAGGGGTTCTGGATCAAAGGAATGTCTCCTATGGCGGGACGGGATTTTACTATGACAAAGCCCCGAAGCTGCCGGAGGAAGTGGAGCATCATATGCCGGACTATCATCTTTATGACGGCTGGGTGGAGGAGAAGCTGGCGGCCGGGGCAAAGCGGCATGATTACCGTTTCTATCTGGACTATTCCATCGGCTTTCTCACAAGGGGGTGCTTCCGGAAGTGCCAGTTTTGTGTGAACCAGAATTATGACCGGGTAATGGGACACAGCCCGTTAGAGGAATTCATGGACCCACAGAGGAAGAAAATCTGCCTGCTGGATGATAACTTTTTCGGGCATCCGGTATGGGAAGGGATGCTGCAGGAGCTGAAAGACACAGGGAAGCCGTTCCAATTCCGGCAGGGGCTGGATGAGAGGCTGCTGGATGACCGCAAATGCAGGGCGCTGTTTTCCAGCAGGTATGACGATTCCTTTTCCTTTGCTTTTGACAATATCGCTGATGCGGAGCTGATTGAGAGGAAGATTGTCCTGGCAAGGAAATATACGGATGCCCAGATGCGGTTTTACTGTTTCTGCGGGTTTGACCGGGAGGATGTATGGGACCGGGATTTCTGGATGGAGGATGTTTTTCATCTGTTAAAGCGGATCGAGATTCTGATGCGGCATGGCTGCCTGCCGTATGTGATGCGGTTTATCCGGTATACGGAAAGCCCGTACAGGGGCGTGTATGTTTCCATTGCAAGATGGGCGAACCAGCCGGGGATGTTCAAGCGGCAGAGTTTACGGGAGTTTGCCGAGCATAACGGCAGACAGAGCGCCTGTTACCGTTATCTGGCGGATTTTGAGCGGCAGTTTCCGGAGGTTGCTTATTTTTATGAACTGCGGTTTGTCAGTCCAGAAAAGAACAGGAATAAATCGGAAGTTTGAAATGGTGTGGCCGAAGAATGGAATTATGCCATTTTTTATTAAATAATAGCCGCAAGGTTCGTACAGAGAGCTTTTGTGACTGGAAGGATGTAAGCAGGAGGGAGGTGTGAGTGGTGGCACAGAGCGGAAGAAAGCCAAAGCCGACAGCGGTGAAGGTGCTGGAAGGGAATCCGGGGAAACGGAGCCTGAACAGGCAGGAGCCGAAGCCGGAGAAGAAAGCCCCCAGATGTCCGGCATGGCTGGAGGATGAGGCGAAGAAGGAATGGAAGCGGATGGCAAAGCAGATGGAGCAGCTTGGGATTCTGACGGAGATTGATATGGCGGCTTTTGCAGGGTACTGCCAGGCGTATGCCAGGTGGAAAGAGGCAGAGGAATATATCTCTGAGCATGGGACGGTCATGAAAGCGCCGTCCGGGTACTGCCAGCAGGTTCCGCAGGTGTCCATTGCCCAGACCTATCTGAAAATCATGAACCGTTTCTGTGAGCAGTTTGGGCTGACTCCTTCTTCCCGGAGCAGGATTGTGGCGGAGAACGGGGAAGATAAGGAAAGCGATGCCATGGAACTGCTGTTATACAAGGGCGGTGGACACTGATGTTTGATGAGGCAAAGGCGGATTATGCAGTGCAGTTCATTAACTGTCTGAAACATACCAAAGGGAGATGGATAGGGCAGCCTTTTGAACTGCTCCCGTGGCAGGACAGGATTATCCGGGATGTGTTCGGGACGGTGAAGGAGAATGGATACCGTCAGTATAATACGGCTTATGTGGAGATTCCGAAGAAGAACGGGAAATCGGAGCTGGCTGCGGGGGTGGCGCTGTATATGACCTGCGGGGACGGGGAATGGGGCGCGGAGGTTTACGGCTGTGCTTCGGACCGCCAGCAGGCCTCCATTGTGTTTGACGTGGCAGTGGATATGGTGGACCAGTGTCCGGCGCTGAAAAAGCGGATTAAGCCTGTGATGTCGGTGAAGCGGCTGGTGTACCAGCCCACCAACAGTTTTTATCAGGTGCTGTCAGCGGAGGCGTATACAAAGCATGGGCTGAATGTCCATGCGGTGATTTTTGATGAGCTGCACAGCCAGCCGAACCGGGAGCTGTTCGATGTCATGACGAAAGGTTCCGGGGATGCCAGGACGCAGCCTTTGTTCTTTCTGATTACCACGGCGGGGACGGACCGGCATTCGGTGTGTTTTGAGCAGCACCAGAAGGCGGAGGACATCCTGCTTGGCAGGAAGATTGACCCGACATTTTATCCGGTGATCTATGGGGTGCCGGATGATGCGGACTGGTCTTTGGAGGAAGTCTGGCATCAGGCGAACCCGTCTTTGGGGTATACGATTGACATTGAAAAGGTACGGAACGCCTATCTGAGTGCAAAGGACAATCCGGCGGAGGAGAACATCTTCCGGCAGCTCCGGCTGAACCAGTGGGTGAAGCAGTCCACCAGGTGGATGCAGATGGAGAAGTGGGATGCCTGTGCATTTCCGGTGGATGAACGGGAGCTGCTTGACAGGGAATGTTATGGCGGGCTGGATTTGTCCAGCTCCATTGACATCACGGCGTTTGTGCTGGTGTTTCCGCCGAGGGATGATTTGGAGAAATATGTTATCCTGCCGTATTTCTGGATTCCGGAGGAGAACATGGTCCAGAGGGTGCGGCGTGACCATGTGCCGTATGATGTGTGGGAGAAGCAGGGAATGCTGATGACTACGGAGGGGAATGTGATCCATTATGGGTTTATTGAGAGTTATATTGATTCCCTGGGGAAGAAGTTCCATATCAAAGAGATTGCCTTTGACCGGTGGGGAGCGGTGCAGATGGTGCAGAATCTGGAGGAGCTTGGATTTACGGTTGTCCCTTTCGGGCAGGGGTTTAAGGATATGTCACCGCCGAGTAAGGAACTGATGAAGCTGACACTGGAACAGAAGCTGGCGCACGGGGGACATCCGGTGCTTCGGTGGATGATGGATAATATTTTTGTACGGACGGACCCGGCGGGGAACATCAAGCCGGATAAGGAGAAGTCCACGGAGAAGATTGACGGAGCGGTGGCAGCGGTGATGGCGCTTGACCGGGCGATACGGAATGGCGGGAGTTCGGGAAGCGTGTATGATGACAGGGGGATTCTGGTATTTTAAATTATTTTGTGGTATAGTGTAAGAAATAATTCAGAATGTTATAATCGAGGTGGTAAAGAATGGAGAATTTTTTAAGAATGCACGCCAAGAACCGTTTATCCTCTGTACAGCAGTTCCATATTAAATAAATGTACAGAGGAGTAAAATTTTATGGATAGATTAAATATGCCGGTTGTGAATGCGGATACAATCAGGGCAATGGAGGATATGACTTTTTTTACCTATGCACAAATCTTTGATGATTTATTAATCATATCACAGAAGGAAACAAACTGTTTTGTGCTGAAGACTACGGAGGGGCTTGTAGTCATTGATGCCATATGGCCCAGTGCTGAGGTTTTTCATGCTATTGTAAATTCCATCAAAGGAATCGGCTGGAATCCGGATTCGATAAGTAAGCTGATATTGACCCATGGGCATGTGGACCATACAGGCTGTGGAAAATGGCTTGTTGAAAAATACCATGCGGTAACATACCTTTCAAAGACAGATGATATCTTCTGGAAGGAACATCCGGTAAAGGCTGACCGGCCGGAAACGTGGAAGGATTATGGGATAAATGTGTATGTGCAGGGTGGGGATACGATAATATCAGGGGATAAGGCTATAAAGGTATATGCCACTCCCGGTCATACACCAGGATGCTTAAGCTATATTTTCCCTGTAAAAGAAGACGGAGAAGTCCATATGGCGGCATTATGGGGAGGCACGACACCGCCGTGGACAAGAAACGGCATAGAACAGTATTTAACATCATTAGACTATTTTATGGGGGAGGCGCAGAAGGAAAAAGTCGATGTCGCACTGAGCAACCACACATCTGTTGATAATGGTTTAGAACGGATTGCCTATTCAAAAAAACGGATGGCCTATATGCCTAATATTTATATCATCGGGCAGAACGGTTTTCAGAAATATTGTCAGGTTTTTAGGACATTGAGTTATAAAATGCTGGAGAACATATAATGGTTAGCTTATAGAAATTATTTTAGACTTGTAAAGCATCTCTTCGGAGGTGCTTTCTTTTTACGCGTTTTTAAGGAGGCGAGTATGAAACTGCCATCTATTTTAGGTATCCGGGGAGCGAGGGATAAGCCAAGAGCCAGCTACGGTGGTTCTGCTTATTCCTTTTTCTTTGGAAGAAGTACCAGTGGAAAAACGGTGAATGAGCGGACTGCCATGCAGACCACGGCGGTGTTTTCCTGTGTGCGGATTCTTTCGGAGGCGGTGGCTTCCCTGCCCATCCATGTGTACCGTTATTCGGATACTGGGAAGGAGCGGGTGTATGACCATCCGCTGTATCATCTGCTCCATGATGAACCGAATCCGGAGATGACTTCTTTTGTGTTCCGGGAGACTTTGATGAGCCATCTATTGGTTTTTGGGAATGCTTATGCGCAGATTATCCGGGATGGGAACGGGAGGGTGCTGGCGCTGTATCCGCTTCTGCCAGATAAGATGGAGGCGGACCGGGATGAGGACGGGCGGCTTTATTATATCTACACCCGGAACAGTGACGAGAACCCGAACTTTGAAGAGTATGGCAGGGTGTATCTCAGAGAGCAGGATGTGCTGCATATTCCGGGGCTGGGGTTTGACGGGCTGGTGGGGTATTCCCCCATTGCCATGGCGAAGAATGCGGTGGGGATGACGCTGGCCTGTGAGGAGTACGGGGCTTCCTTTTTTGAGAACGGGGCGAATCCCGGAGGGGTTCTGGAACATCCGGGGGTGCTGAAAGACCCGGCGAAGGTGAGGGAGAGCTGGCAGTCGGTGTACGGCGGCAGCAGGAACGCCGGGAAGGTGGCGGTGCTGGAAG